GCGGCTACGCTGTTTGGCCCCTCGCACTTCGCCACCGCCCAGTCAAGGGCGGGGCCGGTCAGTTCACTTGTCTTCATGTGATTCTCCTGTGAGGGGGCCGTAGCCCCCGGTTGATGTCAGCCCATGATCAAGTTGTTAGCCATGCACCAGTTGGTGAATGGTTTGTTGAATGCAGCGAACTTCGCACGCTGCGGGATACGCAGGAACTGGTTGACGAACACTGCTTGCAGCTCCATCGGCAAGCGCTTCATGTACACCATCACCGCGTCGAGCGTGTCCTCTGTGGTGCGAGTGATCGCACGGTGCACCAGCATCATGCACATCGTCGGCGTGTCGGGCACCGGGGCTTGGAGCGGGCTCGTCACGATGGCCTTCCATGAGGGCAGCTTGTTGCCCATCTGCACGAACACATGCAGATCAGCGGCGGCGCGAGCGCCGATCAGGCCAGCGAGCAGGCCCCGCATGGTGTCGTCGTCGAGGTGCTCGGCGTCGTTGAGCACGCGACCGGCAGCGGTCATGCTGCGCGGAGAGCAGAAGGCCTTGCGGCTCGGGTCCTTGCGGTGCCAGATGTAGGGGTTCTGGTCCGGGTTGGCCACGGTGTCGTCGTCGGCCAGCACCTGCGGGGTCTCATCCACCCACGCCAGGACAGCGGGGTTGCCGTCATTGGCCAGCGAGTAGTTCTTGTACTCCTCGACGGTGGGCTTGCGCATCGCGATCACCGACATGCGGTTGCGGACGTGGAGCTGGAGCGTGTCACCCACACCCTCGGAGCTGAGGTTGGTGGTTGCGAACACCACCGAGCCAGCGGGCAGTGGGCGGGTACCGACACGGCGGTCGAGCACGACAGGGAGGAGGGCATTCTGAACTGACCTCGGAGCCTTGCCAAACTCGTCCAAGCAGATGACCACCGGCTGCTCGCCATGCACACCGAACACCTCGTTGGGGTAGAAGGTGCTAGTCCCCGTGGCGTGGTTGACGCTCGGGATCTGGATGTCACCCACGTCGATCTGGGTGCAGTCGATGTACACCTTGCGGTGCGTCGGCAGGTTGAGCATGCCGAGGATCGAAGACTTGCCCGAGCCCGAGGGACCCTCGATGAGCACGGTGGTGTGCTGGCCGACGGCGTTGATAGCCGCTGCGCATTGGTTGATGCTGAGTTTCATGATGTGTTTCCTAGAGATTGATTTACTGGTAAAAGGGGCCGAAGCCCCGGGGGTCACAACGAGAACTTGTCGAGGATGTCGTCCATCGCCTGCTTCGTGGCACGCTGGAGTTCAGGGCTCTCCTTCAGCGAGTCCATGTCGACGCGGGTCAGCGCCCGCTCCAGATCACGCCGCGCTTCCTCAAGGCGCGGGTCGTTGGTGACGTTGAGATCACTCAACATCTTGCACAGCTCAAGGCCCTGCTCCAACATGCTGTCGTAGAGCTTCGGGCGACGACGCTTTTTAATCTCCACCGACACCACCGTGCCGTCCTCATCGCTTGTGGGAATTTCTTGTATCTCGTCGGGGTTGTAAGACAGCACCGCCTCCATCCGCTCACGGACCCAAGACACTTGGTCTCGCACCCTGTTCCACGTGTCCTGCACCGCACCGGCCACACGCTCGGCGGTGGCACGCTCGTACTGCTCAGCGAGTACCCGCTGAGCTTCGTGGCCGATGTCGACCCGGAAGTCGCCCGACGAAGGCAGTGGGCTGAGGGATAGCCCGAAGCGGAACTTCGCCGCCACCTCGTCGGCCAGCGGGTACTCACTGCGGTCGAAGAGCGAGCCCATCTCGAAGGCCTGCTTGCTGATGGCTGTGCTGTAGGTGGACACGAAGGCCCGCACCAACCCGTCGAACTTGGTTTCGTACTCCGCCGCCTTGCCCACGACGTCGAGGTACTGCCTCGTGGTGATCAGCCTGTTTCCGTTGTCATCCCACGGCAAGGTGTGGGAGTTGAACCAGACACGGGCCTCGCTGCGCAAGGCCTTGATGGCTTCGAGTTCAGGGCATTCCGAGAACAAGTTCTTGCTGACGGACGCTGCCTTCTTGGACTTGGCACCCTTGTTGGCGAGCACCTCGTCCTTCGTCCGCTTGTCTTGAATGCGTGCTTCCCACACGCTGATGTTGAGGCTGCCGAGCATGGCGGCGGTGGTGATGTCGATCATTTCACTCTCCGGTGATGCCCCCGAAGGGGCGGGGTTGTCAGTTGAACGTGATGAAACACACGAGGCCCTCCCCGTGCGGGCGGAGTTCGATCATGTCGCCATGATCGACGGTGACGGTGCGCTTTCCCGTCCAACCTACGGCGTGCTTGGCACGCCTTACGATGCTGTACCTGCTCAAGGCGTCAGGGGCTTCGAGCGTGGCACGCCTGCACCAACCGTAGTTGGGCTCATGTCCGAACGTGTCGGTCACTTCGATGTTGATCTTCATAATGTACTCCTAGTTTACCAGTAAATTGTCAGCGGAACAGTCCGCCCTTGTTGTTGATCCCCTTCGCCGCTTCGCGTGCGAAGTCTGACGTGAAGAACATGGGGCCTTGTTTGTGGGGCGTGAGCACCGTCCACGAGCGGCGTTCGGCCTTGGCCTCATCCTCCCCGCACCATAGGCACAGGCGGTAACCCAGGGCGGTACGCCGGGGGTCGATGTCGTCCCCGCACCGGGGGCATGTGTTTGTCATGTCAGTCCTTCGCGCCCTTGCGGGCGGGGTTGAAGTTGTCCGGTGCCACGGGGATGTCCCCCGTGCGCTTGCAGTACTCGACGCACTCGTCGTGCGATGCGTGGCGCATCACCGACAGGTGTCCGGTCGGGTTGTAGCTCGACCACTGCGTGGGGTGACTGAGCTTGGGAAGCCCCGCCTTGAGTTGGTGCCATGATGGCATGTCAGTGTCCTTCCCACACAAAGTGTGTTTGCCGCTCCTTGGCAGCGGTCTTCCGTGCCGCGACGAACGGTGCATCCAGGGCACGGAGGATCTCGTTCATGTGCGATGCCGTGGTCACGGTGTAGTACCCGTGCCAATAAAAAACTACACCCCCGTCGGTCTTCACCGCTATAGCGTGTCCGTGCAGCAGGTACCTGCTCCCGTCCGTCGTTGCGTTGTAGCAAGCACCGGAGTCCCCGGCGACGAAAGCCTTTGCGAGTTGGGTTTTGTTCATGTGAAATACCGTCCGACGATGACCTCGTCGTCGCCGACGAAGCGGAACAGCACGCCACTGAAGTACGTCTCCGACACGATGCCGTCCCAGCCTTTGAACTGATCGGAGCCCAGCTCGCGGGTGATGAACTGTGCGTCAAGCACGTCGTACCACGCACCCTTGTACTGCACGAACCTTGCGGTGTGGTCGCCGTCCTTGGCGACATAGTCGAAGTAAGCCCGGACGTTGTCCGGTAGCTCTGCGAGGCACGCCATCTGGCGCTGGTGATTGTTAGTGATGATGTTCACGTTACTCACTCCTATACTGGGTTTGATGCACGGGGGCCGAAGCCACCGTGTCGCAGCACATGCTGCCTAGATCGCTCGTTGCACCGGCTCCGCCTCTAGGCGTGCACCCACCGGACGATTTGCGCGAAGCGATCTAGGCAGGGGGCGAGTGATTTCCACCCCCTGCGAGACCTGCCGTTTAAGGTCGGCAACCCGCCACGTGTGGATTCACGTGGGCCTTCCGATGCACGTTGCCGTGCATCACCTCCACAGGATTCTTACCTGTCAGAGATCGCAGGGATCAACCACCCGCCCGGGTGAAAGATAGATGTGCACCTCCTTCGGTGCGTTGGGCATGTGTTGATGTACTAGCGGCGTAAGCCGCCGCCCGATGTATAACATCGAGCGCAGAGATAAATTGTTAAAGAGCGTGTCGTGTGTTTGAGCTGATCTCCCACCGACATATCTATTATATATCAATCTCGTCCTTATGTCAAGCATTTCGTTCGTCAATAGCGTCCTCCAATTCGTCGGTCTTAGTGGTGGTGACGTTGGTGTCGTCAGGGGTTGCGGTTGCGGTTGAGGGCGGGGTGGTGTCGGTCTTGTGCGCCTCAGCCCAGCGCAGCCAGTGTGCATGCTGGTCCTCCGTCAGCTTCGAGATGGGCACCCTCCCTTCAGTCACCTTCAGCCCCAACGCTGACATCAGCGTCACGTTGCCCGACTCGTAGGGCAAGGTCTCCCCTCCAGGAGAACGGATGTCAATGCGCCCCACCTTCGCCATGCGTGGGTCTTTCTTGTTGACGTATGCGTCATAGATCAGCACCTCGCCTGTCACTGGGCACCGCTCAGGGTAGATCAGCTCGCCCTCGTAACGCATGAGTGCGTCAGCCGCTGAGAACTTCCCGGCCAACTTCGGCGTGCCCACAGGCGACCGCAACCACAACTGATAGGAGTGTGTACGCGCCAGCATCGTCATCCTCACGACGTGCTTCCACCTCTCATCATCTTTGTAGTCAGTACGCGCTTTGGGTACCGGTGCAACCTCCGGCGCACCGAGCGACTTCACAATGACGGTCTCACTCACGTCGTACATCATGGCAAGCACGCCTATCGCTTCCTTCGGCACCGGGGCATCCGCAGGCAAGCCCAACTTGCCCATCATGCGCTCAGCACTCGACCGAATGGCACGCTTGCGGATGCCCAACAAGACATTGCTCTTGACGGCGTAGGGGCCTGAAGCCATCGCTTGCAGGTCGTTGCCCAGGGCTTCGAACACGGGCAGGTAGACCATCTCGTTGAACACGTCAGCACGCTCAGGCGTGTCCGCAGGCGGCAGGGCGTTGCCCTCAGCGACGTAGGCACGCAGCGCCTCAATGGCAAAGCCAGGGACGGCGTACTGGTAGCTGACGAAGTACCAGACTTGATCCCCTCCGGCCCCTCCGAGGCCGTAGGCAGGCACGGGCTTTCCCCACACGGCGCGGGGCATGTGGGCGTTGTGCCGGAAGAGTGGCACCCCCTTGGGAGAGAGGTAGATGCGGCTGAGGAGCGAGGAGGGGAAGATGAGGTCCATGAGCAGGGGCTCCGGTGGGTTGAGGACCGACTATTATAAACACAGCTGGTGGGGCTGTGAGTTATTTATAACATCGCTTACCTATGGAAATCTTTTGGAGATCAATTCGTCAGCGCTATAGATCACGGTCGTTTTTGAGTAGTGTCAAATTTGTGTGTTGTTCCGGAAAATGTTCCGAAAAAGGGCCAATGTTCTGTGTGTTGTTCCGGATTTTGTTGTTTTTAGGAACGTAAAATAATCACAAAATGTCTTTGATTTTGCTAGGGGTCGATGAGCGTTGTTCCAAAAAAATTGTGTTTTGGGAAAATGAAGATAGCGTCTACAGAGTGGCACATAAAAGAGTAAACAACAAAAAGTGGAATTCGGGCATGCGCGCGCCAGAAAACACACAAAAACCCGTATAAACATAAAATATAGATAACTTAGGGATACCACCTACCTATACCTCCTATTCATTTTTCTTAAAAACACAGAACAACCGGAACATTAGTACAAGAGTCTTAGAGAATCAACGACTTACGCCGTTCCAAAAACCGCAAAAAACCGGAACGCTGTTCGAACATTTGGGCGGGGTGCCTGCTCGCGTGCTCAGACTGGGATCGGGTGTCAAGTGCAGGGATCGGGTGTCCAGAGGGGTGCTATGTGTAGGTTTGTTATACACTGTATAACATTGGTTGTGGCGGGCAATCCGTCCGCGCAATGCGTCCGTGTACACGTCGCAGGCGCGTGGGCTCGCGTGCCGCTGATAGTCCGTCGTGCTCGCGTGCCCGCTCGCGTACTCGCGTGCTTTTGACACCCGGTCCGAGCACAAAAAAGCCCGCAGGGCGCGAACCCTGCGGGCACAAAAAAGCCCCGGCTCTCGCCGGGGCTCTTGGGGTCAGGCCGTCAGGCCTTGCGCATCTTGCGCAGCAGGGCAATCATCGTCAGTCCTGCGTCTTGGAACCGGTCAACATCTGCAACGTCTACCATCTTAGTTGCATTGTTAATCCACCCTTGGATCTTGACAATCGGGTCGTCAGATTCCGTGGTCTTATCGTCCGCCTTTTCCTTTTTCTCCCGGGTCGTCTCGACCCCATTAGCTTTGTCGATGTACTGCCGGACCCGGCTAATCATCGGACCGTCGATTAACTGCATGTATTCTCTGCGCTGCGTCTTAAGGACATCGTCGTCAATCTCCCGCAATTGTTCCCGGGTCAGACCCAAAAGATCGGCCACGGTCCATTTGTTAGATCCCTTAGGGGACGTCTCGGACACTGACCCGGGGACAATGCTCTGAAACGTCATTCCTTTCTTCGATGCCGAAACACCTTGGATGATGAATCCCCTAACTTGATCGTGTACGGACTCATTCCACAAACCATTCGGGTTTTTCTCGGTCGACTTAACTAGCATCCCCGACACGATGCCCACCTTAGCCAGCGCCTTACCCGCTCTGACCCATTTGTCCCGGGTCGCATGCTCGGCTGCCGCAGCATCCGAGATAGTGGCTGCGATAGGGGTCAAATCGAACTTCATCTGTGACATGGTATCTACTCCGTTAGTCACCACCGTTATCTGTCGGCGCAGTGTAGGAACTAGTTTCCTACACACTAGGGGAACCCGTGGGAATCGGCACGTTAAACACTGTATAACCCAGCCCCGAACCCCCACCGTCCCCCCACCCCCCGCTATGGGTTTGGAGTCCCGCCCGCGCGTTACGCTGTATTCCGCACCCACGACGACAAATAATTTCCGTATGTGGGACTTTAAGAACTACAAATAGCAATGTATTTTAGCGGTGTAGGACTTTAAGAACTACAAATAGCAATGTATTTTAGCGGTGTAAGACTTTAGGCGGCACAATAGAGGATACCCCCCGTCAATGGTACCTAGACTCCCCTAGAAAGACAAAAATAGCGAACACCCCCCGTCAATGGAACCAAAACACCGAGTTGACGCGAGGGCGCAAATCGGGGTACCATGGCATTACGCCCGGGTGCGGCGCAGGAAGCCACCATGATCAAAACGCAGGTTGAAGACTTCGTCCCACTGCCCATAGGCAAGCCCCCGCAGGGGGTTTCGTACAACGAGGTGCGGGCCCGTGCACAGGCTGCGTGCAACACCGCTGGCCTTTTGTTGTCTGAGGGCTACGAGGACGAGCCACCTGACGTGTGTGAGCTGACCGACGTGGCAGAGAACGTGTTGCGCTCCGCAAGCAAGGGTGAGACGCCACCGAAGGTCAATGGAGCCTTGGAAACGCCCGAGGGTGCCTACTACGTCAATGCCATCCTGACCCGGTACGACATGGAGGTGGTGCGGGATGCCAAGCGTCTGCGCCACTACGTCACCAACAGGTTGATCATCGAGTCGGAAAACCCCGACGCCCGCATCAGAATGCGAGCCCTTGAGATGCTCGGCAAGGTCAGCGACGTCGGACTGTTCACCGAACGCACCGAGATCACCGTCAACAATCGCTCGACGGTCGACCTTGAGAACACCCTCAAGGACAAGTTGCGCAAGCTCATGGGTACGGAAGACGCTGAAGAGGCAGTGGTGCTGGCTCCGCCCATCACAACCACTAAACCAATCGACGTTGACGCGCTGTTGAGCTGACCCCCCAACCCAACTCGACCCGTGCCCCAAGACTGAACCCCGTGCTGACCGAACAGGATATCCAGTTCGCCTTGGCGAACATCCACAGGCTGACTGCCGACGAGCAGACACGCCTGCTGTCAGTGCTGGAGGAGCTGGAGCGGAGAAAGCACGCGAAGCGGTGTCAGGATGACCTGTTGGCATTTTGCCAACATATGGACCCATCGTATGTCATCGCCACCCACCACAAACGGCTTGCGGAACTGCTGACAAGCGTAGCCTACGGACTCAAAGACCGGATCGCAGTCTCCATCCCTCCTCGGCACGGTAAGTCGCACCTGATCAGTACGCTGTTCCCAATATGGTTTTTGGGTAAATTCCCTGATAAGAAGGTGCTAATGGTATCCCATACTGAAAAATTAGCCCTTGACTTCGGTCGGAAGGTGCGAAATCTCCTCGATGACCCTCGCTATAAGTCTATTTTTCCCGCCATCACCCTCGCTCAGGACTCAAAAAGTGCCGGAAGGTGGTCTACAAACGCTGGAGGCGAGTATTTCGCCACAGGCGTCGGTGCCGCCCTCGCTGGTCGCGGTGCTGACCTTCTTTTAGTCGACGATCCGCACTCAGAACAAGACCTTTTGAACGGTAATTTTGACGAGTTTGAAAAGGCCTACCAGTGGTTTGCCTTTGGCGCACGTACCCGTCTCATGTCAGGGGGTCGAATTGCAGTTGTCCACACCCGCTGGCACCAAGATGACCTCATTGGGCACCTGATCAAGGACGGTGCCAACAATCCCAAGGCAGATCAGTACGAAGTCTTCGAGTTCCCAGCCATACTAACCGTCGAAAAGGAAGGCCCAGATGGCGTTGAAGTTGTCGAAAAGGCCCTTTGGCCGGAAAAATTCGATCTCGAAGCCTTGGAGCGGACCAAAGCGTCCATGCCGCTGTTCCAATGGAACGCACAGTACATGCAGAACCCCACCGGGGAGCAGGGTGCAATTATCCAGCGCGATTGGTGGCGACCTTGGAAGTTGGACGACCCGCCCAAGTGTGATTTTGTCATCATGACGTTGGACGCGGCGGCGGAAAAGAACAACCGTGCCGACTTCACCGCCCTTCTCACCTGGGGTGTGTTTACCGACGACAACTACACCAACGGCGAGCCACACATCATCCTACTGAACGCCATCAACGTGCGTGTTGAGTTCCCAGAGTTGAAAGACCTCGCCATTCGCGAGTGGAACGAATGGGAGCCGGAAGCGTTCATTGTCGAGAAGAAGTCCAGCGGGGTGCCTCTGTACCAAGAGCTACGCCGTATGGGTATCCCGGTGCAAGAATTTACGCCGCACCGTGGCACCGGTGATAAAGTGGCTCGTCTGAGCGCCGTGGCTGACATCATCCGCAGCGGCATGGTCTGGTATCCCGAGGGACGACGGTGGGCTGAAGAAGTGATTGAACAGTGCGTGGCATTCCCCTTCGGGTCCCATGATGACATGGTGGACTGCACCTCGATGGCGCTGTCGCGCTTCAGACAAGGTGGACTGATTGGCTTACCATCTGACTTCCGCGAACCTCAACACTTCCACGCCCGCAAAGCGGCGTACTACTGACCCAACACCCCCAACATCCTTTCGGAGCCCTTATGGCGACCAATTTTGACAAAGCGTTGTACTCGATGGGCCCCGCACCGGAGGTGATGGGAGTGCCGGAGGCACCGGACCTTGAGATCGAGATCGAGAACCCGGACAGTGTCACCATCGACACCGATGGCGTTGAGATCACCCTCGTGCCAGGAGACGACGACCTGGGCGACGACTTTGAAGCGAACTTGGCCGACATCCTTGACGAAGCGATCCTCGAAGAGATCTCGGGCAACCTGTTGGGTGACTACGACAACGACATCAACAGCCGGAAAGACTGGGAGGAGACTTACGCTAATGGGCTGAAGCTCTTGGGCCTCAAGTATGAGGAGCGGACGGAGCCTTGGTCCGGTGCATGCGGCGTGTTCTCCCCCATCCTCACCGAGGCGGTGGTGCGGTTCCAGAGTGAAGCCATCACTGAGCTGTTCCCTGCCGCAGGCCCCGTCAAGGCCAAGATCCTTGGGAAACAGACACGAGAGAAGGAAGAGGCCGCTGCGCGGGTGCAGGACGATATGAACTACCAGTTGACGGAAGTCATGGTGGAGTATCGCCCGGAGCATGAGAAACTCTTGTGGAACCTGCCGATTGCGGGCTCCGCCTTCAAGAAGGTCTACTTCGACCCCAATCTTGACCGTCAGGTCTCGACCTTCATCCCTGCTGAAGACATCATCCTGCCTTACGGCACGTCAGAACTCTCCTCGTGCCCACGCATCACGCACAGGATGAGGAAGACCAAGAACGAGATCCTGCGCCTTCAGAACGCCGGGTTCTACCGCGACATCGACATCGGTGAGCCCAGCAAGAACATTGATGAGATCCAGCAGCGCAAGGATGAGGAGACCGGCTTCGCCGCCACCCATGACGACAGATTTTTGTTGTTGGAGATCCACGTCGAGCTGAGCATCCCGGGCGACGAGCACAAGGACAAGGACGGCAACCCCACCGCCATCGAGCGGCCCTACGTCGTCACGATCATCAAGGACACGGGCGCAGTGCTCTCCATCAGGAGAAACTGGCTTGAAGGAGACTTGACCCACCAAGCGCGTCAGCACTTCGTGCACTACCAGTACATCCCGGGCTTCGGTGCGTATGGCTTCGGGCTGATTCACCTCATCGGAGGCGCGGCCAAGAGCGCCACGAGCCTGACCCGCCAGTTGGTCGACGCCGGTACTCTGTCAAACCTTCCAGGGGGACTGAAGGCCCGTGGCCTTCGAATCAAAGGGGACGATACCCCCATCGCCCCGGGCGAGTTCAGGGACGTCGACGTGCCCTCCGGCACGGTGCGCGACAACATCATGCCCCTGCCCTACAAGGAGCCGTCCCAGACGCTCCTGACGCTGCTGGGCAGCATCGTGGACGAGGCGCGGCGGTTCGCCGCCACAGCAGACCTCAAGGTCTCGGACATGTCCGCGCAGGCCCCGGTGGGCACCATGTTGGCGCTGCTGGAGCGCCAGCTCAAGATCATGTCGGCGGTGCAGGCGCGGATGCACTACGCGATGAAACAGGAGCTGAAGCTCCTGAAGGCGATCATTGCCGACTTCGCCCCGGAGTCCTACGACTACGAGCCTGACACGGCGGTGCCGCGTGCGCGGCAGAGCGACTACTCCCTCGTCGAGGTGATCCCGGTCAGCGACCCGAACGCGGCGACCATGAGCCAGCGGGTGGTGCAGTACCAAGCGGCGCTTCAGCTTGCCCAAGGGGCTCCGCAGATCTACAACCTGCCGCAGCTTCACCGCCAGATGCTGGAGGTGCTGGGCATCAAGAACGCCGACAAGCTGGTCGCGCTGCCCGAGGACCAGAAGCCGCAAGACCCCGTCACCGAGAACATGAACGTGCTGCGGGGCAAGCCCGTCAAGGCCTTTGCGTACCAAGACCACGAGGCGCATATGGCCGCGCACCAGTCGTTCATGCAGGACCCGAAGATCGCAATGGCTATCGGTCAGAACCCGATGGCGCAGCAGATGATGGCTGCGCTTATGGCCCACATCGCGGAGCATGCTGGGTTCTCGTACCGGGCACA